ATGATAAAGTCTCAAGTAGGTCCGCGCCGCGGCATAGGTTAGTTAGGTTAGGATATGGTAATAACTCTTCTTCTCTTGGTGTCCATGGGAACACCATCTTCGTAATGCTCAATCTTCTCATAAGACCATCCTTCTGTGCTGAGTTGATCTCAGTATACCAATCTCTCGGATCGACATTCGAGGTAACGAAGAATTTCGTAGCTAATAAAGGCGTAGAATACCCTTTGACTTCAACCAAAGCAGGGTAACGATCAAACCAAGTAAGAATGTAGCTGATATCAATACGGCCAATGAATTCGTCAATGATGACTGTCTTCTGTCCTCTGTATCCATCCCACCACTTGGTGTTGGGGTTCTTGATGTAAACGTCCTCGACTCCTCCTGCCTCATGCCAAGCTCTTCTAGTCTTGCCAATCCCAGACTCTCCCCAGTACACGTCGACACTGATGTCAGGTCTGACTGGAGGCTGGCAGTTGTCCACGCGTATTCTTTTGATAGCGGAATAGTTTCTGATAAGGATGTCCTTCGGGATGTTGTTGAACTCTCCCGCGACGGCATCGGCGTAGACTCTGTCCCAGTCTGCTTTTCTAGCTCTCGAAATGGGCAAGGCCCCATGCTCGAACTGTGTACCAGGCACTCGTGTATCTTCTTTCCAGACATACTCATTAGCAGCTTCAGAACGACTCGGTTCGCAATGCGCAGTATCGCAGAAGTGCTGCTTCACTCTTCTTAGTCTTTGCTTCTTGCCAAAGACAGCCAACACTTGCCAGTGTTCGTAACCGGACTCGCTCCCTTGCTCCTTCTGTCCCTTGAGGTAGACTAGGTCACCACTTAAGGTAGGTTCGTTTGGATAAGTTAAAGTTGGAATAGTCAAAAGCCAGTATCTTGCTTGTGCAACCATCGCAAGTGAGCCGCCAGTATTACTTACTATAAGGCGGCTCACGTCTCACCCCCCCATATTTATATAAAAACCCCCCCCGCGCACGCGGTGGTGGGTTCGCGTAACCCTTCCCCGTACCACCTTCCTTTTTAGGCAATACGCAATATACTCCTTCGTCCCAAAATGGTAATGATGTCCCGAAAGAGAAATTACTCCCAAGCCTTCCGGAAGGCTATCAACGGAGGGCTCAGAGTAGGCATGGCCTACAAGCGCTATCGCTCAATGACCAATACCCAACAAAAAAAGAGAGGCAACTCTGGAACAGGAGTTACTCAACATAGAGATACTCATCTGCAGTATCGCAAGAAGCGTATGCCCTACAGAAAGAGAAAAACTTGGACCAAGTTTGTTAAGAAAGTGCAATCTGCTAACGAGCGCCAGCTAGGTACCAAAACTATTGTTTTCAATAGAGATCAAAGTGCGACTAATACCGCAGGTAGTCAGAACTACGTTATGGCCAATCTCTACGGGCTACATGGCAGCATCGCGTCCGAAATCGGATCTCAAGATCTGTACTATGCTTTTCAAGAGGCTTACTCTGCAACAGCCAAAAATCAAAAATTGACTTTCAAGAGCGCAGTTCTTGATGCTACTCTCACCAATACCGGAAATTCCAAATTAGAGGTTGACCTCTACCATCTGTCTTACTGGGGTCGTCCCTCGGAAACCAGTTTCCTTGACTGCCAAACTGAAGCTATCGCAGATACTCCCTTGCTTGATCCCAATTCTTCAGGATTCTTCTCCAATCTCACAATGTTCTCTAGGGGGGTCACCCCCTTCGACATGTCAGCCCTCATAAAACTCGGAAAGTTTACTATCCAGAAAAAAATCAAGTATTGGATCGATGTTGGCGATACAGCCACATATCAAATCAGAGATCCTAGAACGCACGTCCTTAGCGAAGCTAGTATCATAGATGATACAAACACATTTGCTCATCCAAAGCTCACTCAGACTATCTTATGCGTATTCAAGCCAGTGAAGAATGTATCGGAAGATGTTGGTACTCTTACTATCGCATGTACTCGGAAATATTCAATTAATAGTGTTGATTCATTTGATCAACAAGGTTATAAAAACGTATAAAACAAATATATTAGGTTTAGGTTAGGATAATTAGGTTAGTTAGGGTTAGGTGTATCGGAAAAAAAATCAGGTAAATCCAATGATAAAGTCTCAAGTAGGTCCGCGCCGCGGCATAGGTTAGTTAGGTTAGGATATGGTAATAACTCTTCTTCTCTTGGTGTCCATGGGAACACCATCTTCGTAATGCTCAATCTTCTCAT